AATAACATTAGATTACCGAAACACATGTATGGTATCAAACGAATCTAATGAAATTAAAATATATAAACAGTAATTAATTTAATACAATAATAATGTTTATAATTGTATTAAATCAAAATAATATTGTACAAGATGGTGGAAATAATAAATTAGTTTATAAATTCCCCAATAGTATCAATCTCACAGACAAATATGTCGCCGTATCCAGTGTAAGCATGTTCTATTCATGGAATAACATTGATGCTATTTACTCAAATAATACTTTAACCTACACATGGACCGCTAACGCAACAACAACTACATATACTATTACAATTCCAAATGGTATATATGAAATATCAGATTTAAATTCATATTTTCAGTATATAATGATTCAAAATTTAACATACTGGATAAACTCATCTAGTCAGTATGTATATCCATGGGAAATTAGTGTTAACCCAACAAGATATGCCGTACAAATCAATACATATTTAGTTCCAACATCCGCAACAGCAACAACAGCCGGTTTTACTTTACCAGTAGGTCAGTCATGGCCAACTACCACACAAAATCCAGTAGTCACAATACCATCAGCATTCAATATTATCATTGGATATGGTGCGGGGTTTGCTACAAATGCAAATGTTTCTAATGCTTATACACCAGCAACCTCTTCTGTAAATAATAATTATGAATCTAAAAATTCAGCAGGAACTTTATCATATCTTTCAAATACATCACCACAAGTCCAACCTAATAGTAATGTTATATTTAATCTTTCTGGTATAAACAATCCTTACTCTCAACCGTCAGGAATTATTTATTCTGTTAATCCATCAGTTGCAGCAGGTGAATCAATAGATGAAAAACCTCCTAACTTCATGTGGAATAAATTTATCAACGGAACTTATAATGAATTAAGATTAACCCTTCTTGGTACTGATCTAAGACCATTACAAATTAGCGATCCTAATATGACTATTCTTCTCACAATCAGGGATGCAAATGAGGGATTTTTAACTTCTAAATAATAAAATATATCCAATATATCCAAAAAAAGTTAAATTTTAAAAAGTATCTATATAAGAATAATATAAGACTAAGTTTCAAAAACAATAAAATATTTGGATTTTTTGGTTTAATTTTTAATAAATTTACTTAAAGATATATATACTGTATATAATAAGAGAATGTCACAATTGGATGAAAACTATTTAGTGAATTTATACACTACTTTAAATAATGAAAAAACAAAATTATTCAATGATCTTAAAAATGATACAGAAATGAAACATGAAAAGTTTATTAATTTAAAAATTAATCATATTGACGCTATAATCAGGGCTACGTTTAAGTTACGTAATACAATCATTAAAGAAAAACTGAAATGTGATTTCATCTGAAAGATATATATATATATATTTAAAAGGATGATTATATATATATTAATATGGTATATAGCACAACGAGACACATAAAATTACCGTTCTCAAATTCCAAAATGACTTCGCATACTAAAAGATTATATGGACAAGGAATGGGATCTGTATTATTAAGAACAGCGGGTGGAGGTAATGCAAGCTCATACTCTGATATGGATGATTATATTGCAACTACAGGTATTAATCCATATGCACGTAGTGGAATGGACTCATCTGGTTCAGGATTAAAATCATTATCAAGTAAATTATCAAAATTAAATATTGAGCCAAAATTACATGTTAAAAAGAAAAACATCACAATGTCCTTCTAAATTTCTATTTTTTATATTATATGTAACACATACAATATAAAAGCATTTAAACGAATATTATGATATAATGTATAATGTGTGACAAATTAGTTTTCGACTTATCCCAAGAAGTAGAAGGGACTCCAAATGTTTTCGTCCGTAAGGACTGGATTAACATTTTAGACAATCAAAATCAAAATTACAATAACAATCAATCAATTATCGATACATCACAGTTATCGAATTCAAATAAATATATGTCGTATCGTGAAGCATACCTCAGCGTTCCAATGTTACTGTCTTTCGGGACTGGAGCTGTACCAGTTTTAACTGGTAACGTCGAAGCAACTGCAAGACAATTAGCCCTAATGACCCCAACAACTGCTGGTAAATCATTAGATTACTCCATCGGTCTAAAAAACTGGTTTGGACAAATCATTCATAGTTTTACGTTGGATTACAACGGAACAACTATCGTACAACAGACTCCTTATATTAACATGTGGAACTCATTCAAATTAATGACTAGTTTATCATTAAATGACGTTTCTACTCAAGGAGCAACTATTGGGTTCTTTCCTGATGACCCTATTACATGGGGTTTTTATCAAGCGGCTGCTGCAACTGCTGCGGGTGATGCAATCTCAACCGCAAGTGATACATTTTCTGGTCAAGGTGTTGTAAATACTACAAATTTCGTATCATCGAATATTGTAGCGGGAGGTTTAAATAGTTTTGGTTCAATGACTGGTAATGACGGGTTTTTAAGACGTCAACAACTTATTAACTTTGATACATTAGGATTAACAGGAGCATGTACTGCTACTGATGTACCTACTGGTATTAGTAATGAAACATATGGTGATTTACTCACAGCTGGAAACATGAATCTTCTTTGGAAGTCATATATCGTAAAGAAACAAAATGAATCTTATTTAACTATTGGATCTGCCACAACATTAAATGCTACACAAACTGCTGGAGTTATTCAAATGAACATTGTAGCAACTATTTATTTAAAACATATTCATTCATTCTTTAATATGTGTCCTTTACTAAAAGGTGTATTTATGAAATTAACATTAAATTTAAATAACACATCATCAACTATTAAAGTATCCCGTGATGTGACAGTTGCTGCAACTACCGCTGCTGCATATGTTTCTACTGGTTTCCAATGCACAAGCATCTCAAATCCATTAGGAGGTGTAAATCCTATTATGATTGCTTCTGGTATTACAAACAATGGTGCAAACCCATTAAATGTTCCTACAACTACATTAACATCTCTCAATGATAACGGTGCTCATCAAGTTTTATACACATATATTGCAAACATTTCTGTTGGTGCTGTATGTTTAGATCAAACCCTTACATCAATAGGTGCTGTTGGTTCTGGTGCTCTTTCTAAATCTGTATATTTATACGTTCCTGCAATGACTTTTAATCCAACTTTTGAACAAGCATATCTTTCCAACAGTGTTAAACAAATTAAATATACTGATGTATACCAATACCAAGTTATTAATACACCTGCTGGACAAATGTTCAATAATTTAGTAACTAATGGCATCGCAAATATTAAGTCCGTGCTAATTTTGCCATATTTCTCATCGGCTTCATCTGCTGGAACTGCATTGGCAACTCGTTTTGGTCATTCCAACAATACCAATACTGGTTTCATTAATGGTATCCCTGTATTTCAAAGTCCTTTTGATCCTGCTGGATCTGGTCCAACTAGTCCTCTTTGCCATCTTACTAACTTTAACGTACAGATTAGTGGACAGAACGCCATCTATAACACACAGAAATACAGTTACGAACAATTTAACAACCAACTTTATGGACAAAATGCTGTTAACGGAGGTCTTACTGATGGTATTACTTCAGGTCTTATCAGTCGTCAATCATTCGATATGGAATATTGCTATTATTACGTAAATGTTGAACGCATGTTGCCTGTTGAAATGAGTGTCCCTAAATCTGTACAAATCCTCGGACAAAATCTTTCATCTAAAGCAATTGACATGTATGTGTTTGTTGAATACGGTGTTGAGATACAGATCGATGCACTCACTGGCGCAAGAGTATAATCGAAAAAGACTAGGTGCTTTAAACCGTATTATTAAATTATTCGGTATTATTATTAATACGAAATTCAACTTAATTATTAGATAATGATATATATTTAAAAAGATAAATTCTTAAATATATATATGCACACAATTAGTATCGACGCAAGCCCAGCACAGTTAAGAAAACTACGTAAGGGTCAAAAAGTAAGAGTAAAGAAAGGAACAGGATTCAATATTATTGTACATCCTACTACATACAATAGAGTATCAAGAGCCTTTGGAAAAAATAAAGGGTTAGAATTAGAATTATCACAAGAAGAATTACAACATAATGAAATGTCTGACCCATCAACTAGTGCTTCTATGATCCCATCCCCATCAGAACCATCTAAACTACAAGAACCACAATCTCGTGGTGCTGAAGGTCAGGGATTATTCCGAAAAGCAAAACGGTCTGTTAAAGATACTGTTGATAGATCTAAACTAGCAAGTTCATTAAATAAACATTTACAAAAAAATTACGATTATATGGGACGTGCTGGTATCGACAATGCTATGCAAATGGCAAAACAGGCTAGTATGTCTAAAATGGGTATTAATGCACGTAAAGCATTAGGTTCTACTCTTGGAGGTGACGATGATAATGATAATGAAATTCCACCACGATCAAGAATGTATATTAAAGGTGGATCTGTTATGGAACATGGAAGCATTGGCCTTAACGGTGGTATGATGCATACATTTGTACCACCAGCACTAATCTCACAACCATTCAGTGCTAACTTTCAAATGCAACACTTTCTTCCTCCACAATACCAACATTATGAACAAGGTGGTCATGAAGATTCAGAAGAGCATGGTCTTGGTTCTGGTTTGTATGCAGGTAGAGGTATTGGTTGTGGTCTTGGTCTTGGTATTCGTGGTGGAAATATTAAAAATGATATTCGTAAATATGCTAGAGCACACGGAGACGAAGGTATAGATTATTTACAGGGAAAATTAATGAAAAGAATTTAAAGGAAAGAATAGTATAAATAATAATAAATGTCACTTACTGATTCACAAATATATGAACTAGCAAAACGAATGAATATACCTATGGGTTCTGTTTGTTTCAAAGATGAATTACCTGAAAAATTAGAATTTAATAAAGCCTATATTGTTAATTTAGAAGATAGTCACGATGAAGATGGTCATGAAAACTCTGGTACACATTGGACTTTTGTACAAGTTACACAACATGGTAATGGTTCAACAGAATCTATCTTTTTTGATCCATATGGAGCATCACCACCAGAAATTATTAAAAAAGTCGTTAAAAATACAACAGGAAAGACTGGATTACCTCATACAATGAAAGACGTACAAAGTTTAATGAATAATGCATGTGGTTGGTACTGTTTAGCATTAGGACACTTTATTAATGCATCTAAATTTAGATCAGGAATACTTCATGATGATGTAGCGGTGTTTATTGACATGTTCGATGACCTAAATCACCATATTGATTTTAAAAAGAATGAATATATTTTAAAACATTTCTTCAGGTCAGAAGATCCCGCATTGAGAAAAGAAATCGATGTAATTAAACATACTGAGAGTATAACAAGCGAGGATGAAAAGGGAGGAATAGATGGTTTCCAAGTACCATGTCATGTTAATGTAGTGAAAAAGACTTAAAGACATAACTACTAAATAATATAATGGAAAGTATAGTGGAAGAAGTGAAACCAATGACCTCTAACCAAAAATATAGAATGGCTAATCGTGAAAAGATCAATGAACAACGAAAAAAATATTATCAAGTTCGTAAAGAAGCAGATCCTAAATTTCTAGAATACAAACGAATGAAATCAAAAGAATATTATGAAAGAAAGAAGATGAAGAAGGCTGATGTTGTCCCACCAGAAAAACAAGTTGAAATGGGTGATAACTCAGATTCAGATCTCTCTCAATCATCTGTTGAATCTAAACCTGAATTAGTAGACGAACCAATCTGTGAAAGTCTCAAAATTCCAGATGTGAAACCAGATGTAAAAGAATCCAAAAAACGAAAATCAAAAAAAGCATTGAAGCAATAAATGAAATCGTGATATAGTATCAGGCGGATACTAACAGTATGAGTTCCCGAGCGGTCAAAGGGGTAGGTCTTAAGATCCTATGCTATGCTTCGTGGGTTCGAATCCCACCTCATACATTCTACTATATGTAGTTATTATTTTAATAATGATAACTAAATATTTACTTGTGAACTTTTAACCGTTTACGAAACTCTTCTCTATTCTTTAACTCTTCATTGATTTCTATTACCTTCATTTCAGAACGTTCTGTCTCTTCATTAACAAAATGTTTGTATCGTTCATTCTTTTCAACATATTTCTCTAACATTTCTTTTAATTTATTATCCGGTAAAGTATTAATATCCATTAGTGTATATACTAATTATCCCTTTAATTCTATTTAAATATATATTATATATTACTATTTTTTCTTTAACTATCTTTCCCCTATACTAAAAATA